ATACTGAACCTGATCCAAAAGACTTTTAAATAATTAAAAGTTCACTGCCTGTTGATGAATCTGTTGATAACTTGTGTATAACTTATATATCTGTGGATCTTTTATGTATAACTCTTGTATAACTTGTGGATAACTTGTGGACAGTTTTAGATATAAAAACTTGCACAGGGCTGTTTTTTATTCCTAATTAAAAAAATCTACAGAAATTCAATATATTTTGTAAGTCATTGATATATATAGCTTTTTGGCGTGTATAGTCTTGTATACATTTGTATGCAACAGTAATATCTCTGCACAGGGGGGTTACATAAAAAGCTTTTAGGGACTCCTAAGGTTCTGATTTTTCTAAATATTTACATTTTTTCTGCACCCATAACCCCATATATACGAGCGCGTTGTGGCTAGTAGTAGTTGTAGAGTTTGGTACATTCAAAACTATGATTTTTACATCAAAAAAAAGCCGTCCCCATCCCGACTGACCGGAGAAGATGATGAGGACGACCACCTGTAGCCCCTTGGATGTCGAATCGTTGGGAAGAGGCTATAGGTACTTGATATCCACAGAATGACGGTAAAATGGATATCAAGCGATTCAATGTTATACTGGCGACATGGTTATATCAATTGGTAAGGAACCCTATGGGCGCAGATTCTAGGAGAAAAGGTGCTTCATTTGAAAGATCAGTGGTTTCAAAAATAAATGAGTGGCTTGAGTCCCAAGCCATAAATTTTTCATGTAAAAGAAATCTTGATCAATATCAGCAGAAAAACCTTGCAGACATCGACATTCCATATCATGCTGTCGAATGTAAGCATTATGCCGACGGATGGACCTATAAGCCTGAGTGGTTAAAACAGGTGCAAGAATCAGCAGGAGATAAAATTCCTGTTTTGATATATAAATACAATAGGAAGCCAATACAGGTTTGCTTGCCTATGTACGCCGTAAATCCTGAATGGTCTGCGGAAAGTGATTTAACGTGTATAATGACTATGGAAAACTGGTTTGAGGTGATGTCAAGAAACTGGCAGCACTATGAAAGGATAAGCGATGGCTGATGTAAAAGATGTTGAGCGCACAAAATCCGGTAGGTTAACTTATCGTGGCGAGTCTTTTCCTGGCTATAACAAACAAAAGAGAACGCCTGGTAAAAATAAAAAATTTGCTGTATTAGCCAAAAAAGGTGATCAAGTAAAGATAGTTCGCTATGGCGACCCCAAAATGTCAATTAAGAAGGATCAACCCGATAGGCGTAAATCTTTTCGCGCTCGCCACAATTGCGATGCGGTAGAGAAGAAAAAGGATGTTTTCGCAGCGTCTTACTGGTCCTGTAAGAACTGGTGATATGAATACAAAAGATATAGACATATTTGATCTTAACGGTACGCCTACTGTATACAAAAAAAATTTTGCAGAAGGTGGAGAAGCTAAAACCGTTGATCCAAACGTGCAAGAGGTCAAAGAAATATTAAAAAGTGCCGGAATAAATAAATTATATCAAGCAGCAGATTCTTTAGGCATAAGACTTCCAGATGGTATTGGAGTTGATAGCGCAGCAGATGTCATTACGAATGAATTATTATTTAGAGCAAATATTCCTGTAAGAAAGAAAGACGATACGTTTACTTTAGAGAAATCATTAGGTAAAGGCATATCTTTTCGAGCAGACGTAAATCCTAAACAAAAATCCGGCTTTCTCAATATTAGCGGTAGATTCAATGAAGGCGGGATTGTCTCGCTCTTTAACTAACCAATAGGATAATCAGGTTCTTCATCCGCATGGTAATTTAAGGTCAATTCTTCGCCCTTTTCTATGTCCATGCTGGTTACGATGTGATAAACCCGATAATCGTCCCAATCCAGTCTTTCCTCTAAGAAACAGTTTTCATGGATTGCATGGTTTACAAAACCGCCTAAAGCTGTTCGTATGTATCCGTGTATTATCGGCACTTTGATGTGTGACATGCCTAAATCTGTGTCGGCAAGTATCTTTTTGGTGGCAAATAATCCTAAACCTTCGATATCGCTGCGTCTTACCTCTAAGCCATCCATCAATGGTTTGTAATAAAATTTATTGTAATTTGGTTTCATATTTTTTATCCGTCAAAGTTTGAACACTGATTACAGATTTCATCTTCATCCTCATAAAGATCAGAATAAAAGCTACCTCCGCAGACTCTACACCGCCAAGATTCATCCTCGTCTAGTTGGTTTTCTGGTAAATCCATAATATTCATCTGTAATTTGTTTCGTGTACTAGCTCCGAGTCTAAATACACTCCATAATTATTATAATTTGGCTTCATATTTTTTATCCGTTTGTAATACCTGTACAAACATTCCTAATTCTTGATCAATTCTTGCTTTAGCTAAATCTATGTATTCTTGATTTAACTCTAACAAAACTGAATTACGATTATGATTTACCGCAACAATACCTGTTGTTCCAGAACCACCAAAAGGATCAAGAACTGTACCGCCTTCAGGACAACCAGCTAATACACATGGCTCTATTAAATCCATTGGAAAAGTTGCAAAGTGCGCTCCTTTAAATGGTTTAGTAGTTACTGTCCAAACTGATCTTCTATTTCTTTTGTCATAGCTCTTTGTTAATCCACTATGTGGTTGCAATCCTGTACCTTCGTTATGATATTTGCCTTTTGTTCTATCCCTTGTACCCCAATCTTTTTTTACTGTCTCTTTAATAGCTTCATTGTCAAAGTAATACTTTGGACTCTTACTTAATAAAAATATGTATTCGTGTGCTTTCGTACAACGATCCGTCACACTTTCAGGCATAGGGTTTGGTTTATGCCAAATAATATCTTGTCTCAAATACCAACCATCTTGTTGTAAAGCGAAGGCAACTCGCCAGGGGATTCCAATTAAATCTTTTGGCTTTAGTCCAACCACATTTGCACCGCTTCTTTGCAAGTATTTTTTATGATTTTGTTTACTGCCGCCCGCATGTCCACCATTTCTGGCTGCATTATAAGTATCACCAAGATTCAGCCAAACAGTTCCATCATCTCGCAACACTCGTTTCACTTCTCTAAATACCTTAACCAAGTTCTCTACAAATGCTTCTGGTGTATCTTCAAGTCCGAGTTGACTGTCTTTTCTAATTGCACCACATTTAGGACACTTACTTTTATAAATAGCATCACCAACTACATTACCTTGATCAAACATGGCTTTATGTCCAGTTGATGTATTTTTACTTATTTTTGTGGTTCTCATGTGACTGCAATTAGGATCGCCCCCCACCCATTCAGCAGTACCATAATCACGCAAACCCCAATAAGGTGGTGAAGTAATACAAGTATTAATGCTTTGATCCTCTAGTTTTTTAAGTGAGTCTATGCAATCGCCTTGCAGTATTTCAATTAATTTATTCATCTGTAGTCAGTCTCATGCACTAATTCACCGTCTAGGTATACACGAAAATTTTGAAAATTTTTCTCAAACTCTCTTACTTTACGAGATATCAAAGTAGGGAATCGTTTATCGTCGCATCTTACCCATCTTACATAGTGTTCACTGCCATCTGTGTCTTTTAGAAGCACGTGCAGCTCCCACATACTGTTATCAAATACTCCGTATATGACTTCACCCATATCTTTTCTCCTATTTTTGGTAAGCCTTCTCAAGTTTTGAAGATTGGATAAGCTTGATAACACCAAGCTCCTCATCAAGAAACATTACCTTCTTGGTTTTCTTATCAACACCCATGTATTGACCGTATATGGCTTTGTTTTTTATTTTTAGTCTCATTTTGACACCTTATCATAAAAATATAATATATGCAACTTTTAACATAATTAAATATAAACTTGTACTTCAACACGGAGTATGTTATTATATTCAAATAATTTATGTATTGGAGAAGAAATTGTCACAAGATAAAAAGCGTTACTACAATCGTGTTAGGCGTACTTGCCTGAAACACGACATCAACATTGTTTACGATGGAGTGCCTAAAAACATGCGTTCCGTAGAGTTATTGAAAGACGGTCAATTACTGATGGGTGATTATGCAGAGGATCGCAATCCACTTGATATTAACTGGCAACGCTTACATGAAGACTTAACTAAATATGGTTTTACCGGAGGTGTAAAGTGAAAGTTACTTGTGTAGAAAAATATAATCTTAGCGATATAGAAATTAACGTAATTAATCACATAAAACCTAAAGATATGACTATCTGTCAATATGTAAATAAATTTTATCGTAATAAACCACAAGAACTTCATGATTTTTTATATGAAGAAATGGAGTTTTTGTATTTATCAGGAGGTGTGAAATGAGTAATCCTACAAAACAGATTAATAATATATACGGTTACTGCCG